ATATCTTACGAGGAAAATCTTCCTTATATTGATTCTATTATCTACCATTGTGAACAGACTGGTATGGAAATAGAAGTGGCCTCGACCTTGTTAACTTCGGTTCTTAAGGCTAAGATTCGAGAAGAAGCAGAGGAGGTTAACCTACTTAAAAAGACTTCAAAATTACCAATTTAAGTGCTTGACAGGCGCCTAAATATATTATATAATGATACTTGTGAAAATACTCCGTCAATACTCCGTACATACTAGAAAGGTTAAATTATGGATTTCTCTAAATTGAAAACTGGCTCAGGCAACCTCGCCAAACTAAAAGCCAAACTTGATGAACTAAGCGCTTCATCAGAAGGACCCTCCAACAAAGACAACTACTGGAAACCAGAAGTAGATAAAGCTGGTAACGGCTCTGCTGTCATTCGTTTTCTACCAGCATCTCCAACTGATGGTGAAGACGGACTGCCATGGGTTAAAGTATTCTCTCATGGATTTCAGGGACCTGGTGGTTGGTTAATTGATAACTGTTTGACCACCAACAATCAACAATGTCCTGTATGTGAACACAACAATAAATTGTGGAACTCAGGCATTGAAGCCAACAAGACTGTGGCACGCAATCAGAAACGTAAGCTGAACTACACAGCAAACATCTATGTTGTGTCTGATCCAAAGCATCCTGAGAATGAAGGTAGGGTGTTCTTGTTTAGATTCGGTAAGAAAATCTTTGATAAGATTACTGAAGCAATGAATCCTGCTTTTGAAGATGAGACACCTATCAATCCGTTTGATATGTGGAAAGGTGCTGACTTCAAACTCCGTATCCGTAAAGTTGCTGGGTACCAAAACTATGATAGTTCTGAGTTTGCATCACCAGCTGCATTGCTTGATGATGACTCTAAATTAGAAATGATTTGGAAATCAGAACACTCACTCAAGGTTCTATTGGATGCAAAAGAGTTCAAGTCTTATGATGACCTCAAAGGCAGACTAGACAAAGTTCTTGGTGATGCACCAACACCTAAGACTACTGTTGAACAAGCTAAGGCAATGCCTAAGAAACCTGTTGATGAAGAATTGATGTCTGAAGAAGACGATGACTTGGCATATTTTGCTAAGTTAGCCGAGGAATAATCTCCTGACTTTCGTTATGATAATGTGAATTTTATACCCCGCCTAGTGCGGGGTTTTTTATGCAAATCTAGTATTGCCGTATTTGTTTAATGTGGAGTCTCTTACATTAGCAGATTCTGTAAAAACAACACCGCCATTATTTCCGCCACCAATATTATTAGTTTTAGAATTATCTATTGAAGCCACTTTACTAGAATTCATAGATTTTAATTTTAAATCGTTATTTTCCTGTGATGATTTTAAAAATGGCCCAAGTACAGGATCTTCTACAATTGGTTTTGACCAGGTTGATGATTTAGTCCATCTGTTTTCTAGATATTTAAAGTATTCGGCACTTGACGAGTCTGGGTTTTCTTTCCAATATCTTTCATAATCACCATCAGGTAAATTATTTTTCATATTCTGTGCTGCTCGAGCACCATATCCTTTAATTGGTTTTGTTATAGAATGTACACCTGTAGCCGTTTCTCTACCCAAATCTTTAGCTTTATCTGACAGGGTTAATTTGCCATCCTCAGCAGACTGTTCATTCAATTGTGCTTCCATTTTATAAGCTTCATCTTCAGCTTTTTTCTTTAATGCTTCAATTCTTTGTTGAATTGTTTTAGCTTTAAGTGCCATACCTTCCATAGCAATATTATATTGTTTATCTGGTATTTCTTTAGCATCATGTTTTCGTTCCAACTCCTTCATGTCTTCTCTCATACTCAACAAAGTATCAACATCTGTATTCAAAGCTTCTTCTTCTTCTGGTGCTAAAGCATCAGCAATGTCATATACGGTTAAAGCAATTGTCAAAGGTGCTTCAACAAGACCAAGAGCAAGTCGTTTTGCTCCTTGTTTTAATAAAGCACCAGTAATTTTTCCACCTAATTTATTTTTACCCAACTCTTTAGATGCAGCTGCAATTCTTAAAGCTCTTTGCTTAATCTTATCCTCAGCTGTATCTAAAAAACCAGGTTTATTTTGTTGAGGTATTTTTGATGGTGTTGGTTTTTGTGGTTCTTCCGCTGGCACATTTTGTTCTGATGCATTACTTACTGGAGTTTTACCTGGTGGAGTTTTGTTTGGTGTTTTTTTGTTTCTATCATTTCTCTCTCTTTCTAGTTTTTTTCTTTCTTCTTCATCTTGTTCGTTTGGATTAACATTACCTCTTCCAGCATTTCCACCTGTACTTGGTATACGAGAAAAAGGATTAAAAACAGGTAAGGCTGCAAGGTCTGGTATTCTGATATTATTGAATATGTTTATGAACGGATCTAAAAGACCTTTAAGTGCAGCGTAAACGCCGGCTATTGCTAACGCTGCAGCGGCTAAACCAAGAAGAAGTTTTTTAAGGAAACTATTATCATCTTCATTTTCTTTTTGTAATCTGGAGAATGTACCTTGTGATTTTTCTTTAATGATGGGAACATATCTATTTTTTTTAGATAAGTTTCTAGATAATTCTATTTCTTTGATTTCTTCTTCATGTACTCTTTTCATGAAGTTCAACATCTTGGCTAAAATATCAGCAACAGAATCACCTTTCTTCAATAATTTATTTTGTCCTTCTGATAAGTTAGTATAGAAAGGTTGAGTCGTGTCTTCTTGTGGTTTTAAATTATTATAATTTGTATTATTTGTATTATTTGAAACTGGTTTTACATTATTTGTGGGTTTGTTTTTAACAGACCTTTTGACAATATTGTAACTTAAAGCATCAAAAAAGGAATCTGCAGTATTGATGAGACCAGAACCAACATTTTTAGCTGTATTTTTAAATTTTTCAGAAATGGCCGCACCTTTAGTCATCAAAGCTTTGTCTGATAAATTTTCTTTTATTATTTTTTTTAAGTCCATTTTTAAGCCTTAAATGCTGGTAAATTAGGATAATCTGATAATGTTGGTGCCGATATTACTTGTGTTTTTTGGCCAGACCCAATGATGTTATTAGTCGTACTGTTGTCAATGATAGCCAGTTGTGTTGACATAGTTTCTTTAAGACTATCATTATCTTTAAATAGAGAAGATAGTTTATCCGAATTAATTTTTGGTGGTGTAGATGGTTGAGTCGGAATTATATTTGAGTTAAGACTTGAAGGAGCTGGTTCATTTGGATGTTCAACAAAACTTTTTCTCATTTTGGCCAAATAATCGCTTACAGGTACATTTAATTGTGGATTAGTTTCAAGATATACGTTTCTTTTATTTTTTTCATCAACTGTTTTGTAATTTTTTTCGGGAAATAAAATATTAAAAGCCGTGTCTTTTGATTTGGATTTTTCAGCTTTTAGTACCTCAAGATAACCTCCTGCACCAATAGCATTAGCAATAGATAAATCAATCATTGTTGGTTCATTTATCTGTTTTTTCAATACTGTTCTATTCTGTTCAGTTAAGACATCAAACATTTTATCTTGATTTTTTTCATCAAAAGGATCAGAATCTTTTAAACCAGATAATTCAATAATTCCTGGTATATGTTTTCCTTTTGGATCAGTTCCTCCTTCTAGTGTTGAAGGCATAAAACCATAACGACCAATTGCACCTTGGTTTAGAGGACGGCTATGTGCAAATCTTAAAGCTTCACCAATAGTCATTTCGGTTAATTTTTTACCTGCAGCATTTGTACGAGGTTTGCCTCGATCATTGAATGATGCGTTATATTTACTAGCACCACTTTCTATGGATGCAACATAATCTCTATAATTTTGTGGTGTTTTTGTTTCACCCATTGGCGTAGAAGTCGATTCTTCTTTTCGTTCTGTTGTACCAAATGGTTTCCATCCAAAAAACTCTAGACTCATCAACCAGTCTTTCAATTTTCTATACCAGCCAGTTAGATTTGATATCCAACTTTTTACTTTGTCAATACCTTCTTCTATTGTTTTTTTAACTTCTTCTATTTTTTTGACAAATTTTTCTGCATCTTTAACAACTTCATCAACACCTTTTTCTATTTCAAAAATAAAGGCCACTATGGCAAGTTGAGCTAAAAATTTAAATAGTTTATCAAATGAATTTTTTAATCCTCTTGTTAAATTCTCACTAAAATTTTTAAGTCTAGATTCACTTTTTGGTTTTTTTGTATCGGTTTTCTTTTCTTGTCTAGATGTTTCTCGTTCTCTTTGTTTAGCAAAATCACGATCTAATTCTTTTTGTAGTTTCTTTTCTTCATACATCTGCTTCATGAAGTTAAACATTTTAGCCAATATTGCGGCCATAGAATCACCTTTTTTTAATTTGGTAACCTGTGTTTTGCCTACTGGACTAAAAAAAGGACTTTGTTTTACTTCTTTAAGTCTCATATTAGGTACAGACTTGGCTTTTGTTTTGAGAGATTCTGGTATATTACGACCAATAGATTCTTGTGTCCTTTTAATAATAGTACCTAATTGTTTTTTAGACAATGCTTGAGCACCATCGGCCATAATTAGGTCAATTTCTCCAGCATTTAACAATTCTTTAAAGGTCGTATTATCCATTTACCTACTTTGTTGTCGTTGTTTTATCTTCTCATTCTCTTCCTCAATGTATTGTGTCAGTAAAGCCACATATATTTCACGTTCCCACGGTATCATACTTTCTAATTCACTCAAACTATACTTGTGGTGTTGCATCAATGCAAAGTTAGTTTTATAATAATTTTTTAAATTATCATGACAAAATATTAATCGAAAAAACTTTCCAAACCCTCCACATCAATAAGGTGTTTGAAACCACACTTACTGCATGTTAAATTCACGGTCTTGTTCAACTTAGGAAGATTATCAAAGAAATTTTCTATTTTATCAAACTGTTCTTTGTTCAATGACTCAACAAATTCCAATAACTCTTGTGGATCAGATTCTTTAGCATAGTAGTATTGTTGACCATCAAAAATGTATTCGATACTTTCTACAACCATTTGAAATGCCATATCAGTTGAATCATCCATCTTTGAAGTCTTTTCAACTAATGAAAACTTTGGATAACTTAATTTGATAGAAATTTTATCTGTTAGTTGAATAATATCTTTTATTTCTTTATTCATATCAACTTTAAGATCCAACAAATTTAATTGCATTTCCATCGAGTTGTTACAAATCTTATCTTCTACTCTATTCTCACAACGGTATTTGTTTTCAACAACCTCACCAACTGACCTGGCTCTAAGTTGAATAAAATAATACTCAACGTCAATGATTGGTAATTCATCAACATCAATATTTTCTGTCATAGTACAATTCGTAAGCACTTGACGAATATTCTTCTCAATCGTTTCTTTATCGTTGGCCTCCATGGCCATCATTAGATTACGCTGTTCTTTTACAAGAAACGGTCTAAATCTTATGTGTTTTTTAGATAGAGGTAAATCTATCTCGTAAATCGGCGCATCAATTTTTGGCAAAGCCATAATATTTTCCTTTCAAATCAATTAATAAATTTATGGTACACCTAAGTATTCGCCTGTAGTGGTGACAACTCCTCCACCGGAATCTTTAGCGGCAGTATAAGCTACTGGCAAAGCAACATCAGGTGTTGGATTTGGTAATCCAAGTTCAGAAATACCAGCAGTAACTTCAGACAATACGGTCTGTAACAAACTAGAACCAATAGATT